TGTTTAAGGATTATAAGGACAGAAATGGTAACAAAGTTGATGCTTGTTTAATTGGTTTCAATGATCGCTCAATGAAGCAACATGATAATATTGTCAAACATTTTGTTAAAGATCTAGAATCAATTAAAAACAATGTTCCAGGTCTTATGCTGGGTGCTGAAATTTTTGACGATAGCATTAAAAATGAAGATAAACTAAACCTTGCCCAAACAGCTCATCTTAATAATATTATGATTGAGGAAGGTTTAGATACAAGGATTAAAGGTCTATATACATACAAAGGGAAAACAACTGAATATGTTGTCAGGATAACAGATAAATTGTCATATCAAGCAAAATCTTTACCTGGTTATTGTGGAAGTCTTATCTTAGTTGATGTTCCCGAAGCTGAATATATTATTGAAGGAATACATACTGCAGCTGATATTTACTCACAGGATTGTCATGGTGTAGCAATAACACAAGAAGGTTTAAAACAATTAATTGATACATTTCCAAAAGAGTTACATATCTTTAGCGATCATTCTATTATGGCAACTGAACCTATTGATCCTAGAGATACAGACTTGGAAGATTTTCCAAATACCAATTTTCTACACATTGGAAGAATTCCAAGCCAACGTATACCATCAAAGAATAAAATAGTATTGACCGAATTTGGAGAGGCAAAAATATTTGGTGATCCTTTGAAAAAACCTGCCGTTCTTGGAACCCATGAATACAATGGAGTAGTCTTTGACGCTAAAGAAAAATCATTGGCTAAATGTGGCTTTAGTGATAAACACCCGGATCAAAAGATTATAGATGTGATAGTTCAACATATCATTAAGAAATTTAGAAGTATAATGGATATAGGGGATAAAAGAATACTAACTTTTGAGGAGGCATGTGTTGGAACAATAACAGATGACGGGGAAGAAGGCGACGTGTTACCTATTAATCCTAAAACCTCAGCAGGATATCCCTTTACGTTATATAAAGGGCTTGGTGGAGGAAAACGTCCCTGGTTCAATGATCTACAGAAGTTTGGTGAATTGAGAGATATAGTTGATGTTCGTATCGATGCTGCTGAAGAGGGTGTTGCCGTACCGACTGTATATGTCGATCATGTTAAAATGGAGCTAAGACCAAACCAGAAAGTTGTTGAAGGAAGTACTAGAACATTCTCATGTGCACCTTTAGATTTCCAGATAGCTTTTAAAATGAATTTTGGATCTTTTATCAATTTTATACTTAATCATCC